TGGTGGAATTCAATTAACGTGGTGCGTTCAACACTACGACTACTCGTCGAGACAGGTCGATTGTACAACCAATTCGAGGTTGCGCTCCACGCGGTCTGCCAGACCTGCAGTCACTTTCGTGCTGACACACCAGAGGCTGCGGCGCTGATGGGAGGTATGCACGTACTACAACTTCCGATATTCACGACATTCCGCTTCGGGGTACCGGGTGCACTGAGCGGTAACATGGGCGGGGTGAGGCCATCAGCTTTGAGTGCTTTTAACCGCTGGATTACGACACCGAATCTCACTTGGATCCTGTCAGCAACTCTGCGATCCCTAGCTTACTACCAAAGTGGTGTGTCAACGCATGAGGATCGCATTGTAAAGACGGAGGTTATGCGTGAGTGCGAACAGGACGGTGTCTCAAGCGGAGTGGGGGTATGGCTTGCGTATGCATCACAAGCGTTAGGTCAGAAGTTGAGTTCACCTATGGCAACACCTTTCGGTGCAGACATCGGTGATTATGATACCGCAGTACGTTTCAGCGTGTGGGGTGAGACTTCGGAACTCAACGTCGTAGCTCGGCGCATGACCAGGCATGGTGAACAAGTCGACATCAAGCCATGGAAGGACAACAGAAGACTGACAATGCAACCACGCCTGATGTACGCCTTAGGATTACTCCCGCGGACACGGTACTGTGAGGTGACGAGACAAGCGATAATTGGCGTATGGGCACCACGTGGTAATGATGATTACTGTACAGTGCGGCACGGTGATCTCGCAGCTTACTTAGCCATGAGTGACTCACTAGGTTGGGATGTGCTCGCACGTGTTGACAAGGACAGGTGGGCAGCGAATTGGTCCGACTTTCGGTTTGGATTGGAACTGACGACTGCGGAGATGATTGAGTATCCCAATCGACGCGTTCCAATTGTAGATGCGAGGAAACGTGGTCTACGGTCATTGCCGAATAAGCTCACACCGTATCACACGGGGACGTATCAGTATGAGATGTGTATTGAGGGCATTGGGACAGCATACAGCAATGGCAAGGCGATTGCGATGGGTGCTTTTCCATGTAAGACCGTCAAAATACCCGCGCATGTACGGGAGAGCACGGAGGGTATCGTTGCGCGGATAAGCCGTTACCAGCCGACAACCGGTGATTGCGAGAACATGCGTGTAGGCGACCCCGAATATACTTGGTACCGGTACAAGGGGCATCAGAACGACCGTGGCACATGTGACCTTATGCGGCGTATGGCAGCACTGAAGAATGCGTGGCTGGATGAAGGAAGCGCTGATGTGATGAGTGATACAGACGGCCGTAATCACGCGATCGACTGTAGGCAAAAGTATCGCAAACCTGACCACTTATTGAGCTGGGCTGAGCTTGCTGCACCTCCGTTACTCCTGACCTACGATGCTCACATCGCGGATGGCA